CATTGTCAAGAATGGGAATTGTTGACAAGAAAAATAAGATAATTTATCAATCTTGTCACCTTTTAAAACAGTTTGATACGTATTATTTAGTTCATTTTAAACAATTATTTACATTAGCTCCTAATAAGAATGGATATCATGGCTTCGGTAATGTATCATTAGAAGATATAGAAAGACGCAATTCTATTGCATTATGGTTAACAAAATGGCATATGATTTCTATTAATGATATGAATGAAATCATCCCACATAGAACAAAATTTGATATTGTTTCCCATAACGAAGCAATTAATTATAAAAAAGTCAGAAAATTCAATATTAATAATATTTCTGAATAATTCTTTATAAATAATATAAAGTAATTAAATTAGGAGAATTTAAAATGAAATTAGATGAAGCAAAGAAAATTTTAGGTTCTGTCGGTTACTCTATCAACGAAAATCTTGATAGTTATGTTAAGAATACTGTTAAGAACTTGATGGAATCCCTAGAATCACGTCACGCCACAAAAACTAAGTCATACCAGATTCTTTCTGAAATGGCACGTTTCAATGGTCGTTATACAGGTTCCTTCGCAGGTCTCGAAGATGCCGGTACTGTTGATTTGACAGTTAGAGGTCAATCTAAGACATTCGGTGTTGCTGAAGCACTTTCTAAGGTTGAAAATGACTTTAAGAGCGCTAACAGTAAAGGTATGTCTCAGAATACTGCTGAAACTCTTTTAGCAAACTTCGACGCAGCACTTGCAGCATTCCCAGAATCTGGTAATCAAGAATATCTCGAAGAATTACAGAAAGAAAGAGAATATATTAGTCAATGTGTTGAAGCTGGTGATGGTATTCCACAAGGTGGTTGGACTGAACAAGGTCTTGCAAGAACTACTCATTCTCGTGATGATAGCGCTCTTGATGCTAAAACACTCATTAGAAATATTCAAAATTCTATTACTTCTTTCAGTCGTGGCGGTTCCAATGCTGACCTTATCAAGGACCGTATTGACCAATTAATGGCTCGTGCAGATGAACTTACTGCAGAAGAAAGGGAAAAGGTTGAAGGTTTATATACTAAGCTTGAAATCGCTGTTGGTAGAAACAGAGTTAATACTGTTGCTTCTGGTAAGGTATCTATCTTTAAGCCATCAACACCAGGTGCATTAACTCGTGTAAGAATCAGACTTAATAATGGTAATATTAAGTTTACTGAAAATGAAGATGGTTCTCTTACAATTAAGAAGAAACAAGAAGATTTGGAAGATCTTATTGGTGAATATGGTGAATTTATTACACCTGAAGCTCCAGCTGCTACAGCATCTGCTAATGACCTCTGGCTTGAATTTACTAATGAAGAAGAAGCTCAGATTGCTGCTGAAGAAATTTTCCCAAATGTTAACGTAACTTCTGAAGTTGATGGCGCTGTTGTTCATATTAATGGTACTGCTGCTGCATTAAGACGTGCAACAACTGCTCTTCAAACTAATGGTTTGGAAGTTCAAGTTATTGATGCACCAGCTGCTGCTCCAGTTGAAGAATCTACTAAAGTTAAAGAAAATGAAGAACAAATCAATGAAGGTTTATTTGGAAACAAGTTCGGTAGAACAAATCAAGACTTAAATGAAGCATTAGTTGCAGAATTAAAGGATGTTCCTGCTGCAGATCGTAAGAAGATTATCTATGTTTTAAATGATAATGGTTTTGACGATAGAGTTAAGGAATATGGCTTCAAAGCTGACGATGACTTAGGTGAATTCTGGTTTGGTGTTGCACAGGTTCTTGGTTTTGTACCATCACACTGTGAAGACTTAGGCAATGGCATTGTTAAGATTAACGGTAAGAAGTGTAAGTCTGCATTAGATGCATATAAGACAATCGTTTTCACAAGCGAAGTCGAAGGTGCTAACGAAGTTGACGAATCTTACGAAAATTACTTAGATGTCGCTGCAAGATTAACTGACTACGGTTCTATCTAATAGTTTTAGGAGAAAATAAAAATATGTGAACTTTTGTTCACATATTTTTTTATATTAAAAAAGCTTGGAATTTATCCAAGCTTTATTTTTTAAATATCAAGTTCTGTAGCAAGTTGGGTAATCTTTTCCATTTGCTCATCAGACAAGAAGCGTTCACTATACATGAGACGGTCATATTTGTCCGATAAGACGTCTCTGGACGTGACATTTGTTCCAGCTAGTGTTTCTTCAGCCATCTTAACAAACTCGTTATATTCAGTCGTTAAATCGCGTCTTTGAGGTCTATTTCTCATCTCTAATGCAGCACGTTCTCTAGCACTCATACCACCACGTTTAATAGTTTCCATTCTCTGTTTGATATATGCTACAACTTTATTACGTGTGTTATTTACAGATGCATCTGGATCATGTGTATCAGTTCTGAATTCCTGACTATTACCGAAACCACCAGTACTATCAGTAACTCTGAAATCCATACCGCCATTAAAAACATCGAACCAACCACCATTAAAGGTAATTCTGAACTTCTTATAATACTTATGATCACCCATAACATCCATTTCTCTAACAGAAGTAATGCCTGGAATTGCAGTAAGTGTATCTTTAAGAATTTCTGTTCTGGATTTGAATGGTCCACGAGCACGAACTGATGCTCTAATTACTTCAGCTTCTCTCTTTGCTCTTGTTGCTCTATTAGAACCAGAAGAGTGAGTAGACTGATAACCACTAACCTTATTAATTAATTGTTCCTTACCAAGTAATGCAACAATCTTAGCAGTTAAAGTCTTATTCTTATTAAACTTCTTTTCTACTGCAGCAGACTTGAAGTCCATTTCAAATGGCCATTCGATAGTTTCCTTGAACATCAATTCTGGAAGATTATCAGACAAATTGGTAATAGACTTAAATGCAATTTCCGTATTTTCACCTTGTGGTGTTGCCTTATAATCCTTAGCTGGAATAGAATCAATATCTAAATCAGTAGGAATTTCAGAAGGTGTATATGTTAAGATAATATGCTGCAAATCGTCAATATAAGGAAGCTTAAAACCAATATCAACAGTAATCGGCTGAAAGTCAACAACCTTTAAATTTGCATCGACTGTTACTTTAGCATCAAGTTCAACTTCGCAATCTTTTAATTGCTTCTTAACTGTATTGATACATTCATCAACTTCAATTAAGCTTGTTGTTTCATTACCATCTTCAGTAACAGATTCTGATAAGAATGAAGCTTTCATATATCCCTTAAAAGATTCATTCTTGAGTTTTTCAGCACCTATTTGCTTTACTGCTTGATAAATCATATCAAGCTTATTTGCATATGTAATATTATCTTCATCATATGCTTTTTCAATTTCAGCTGCACATTCATTAAGCCATGACTTGATTTCGTCAGAACTCATTTCAGCAGGAGTTACATCTAAATTTAACATATTTTAAGCCCTTCTAATTGTTTTATAATATTTATAGTTTTAGTTGTTATAAATATATAAAATATTCTGTTTATTTCAGTGAGTTTTTATGTTTATTAAGATTGGTGATACATTCAAGAAATTCGATGGATTTCAGAAGAAATCAGCTGAGTCTGTTCATATTATATTTGATAATTCTGAAATTACATGCTCTTTAGATCATAGGTTTAAAACACCTGATAATCAAGACATTTATGCAAAAGATCTTAAATGTGGTTCTCAAGTAAAGAATAGCACGTTTGGTATAAGTCAAGTTGTTCAGATAGAAGAAGTTGGAGTTAAGATAGTTTATACTCCTCTTAATATTGATGGTGCATTATATGAAACAACAAATGGAATTATTCATCATAACTGTTCATTCATTGGTTCTTCTAATACATTGATTAGTGGTAACGTTCTTGAAAAACTTGTAGAAATGGAACCAATCGAGGTTCTCTATGAAGATTTGTCATTATCAATTTATAAAAAACCAGAAGCCGGTCATTTCTATTTGATGGGATGTGACCCTTGTGCTGGTGTTGGTGGTGACTATGCTTGTATTCAGGTTATCGAAATTAAAGACAAGTATCACATGGAACAAGTTGCAACATATCGTTCTAATACTGTAAAGCCTGGACAGTTTGCAAGAATTATTGATAACGTTTCCAAGATGTATAACAATGCTTATTTTATTATTGAAAACAATGACCCAGGTAAACAGGTTGTAGAAGAAATTTGGTATACACTTGAAAATCCAAATCTTTTAAATACTGAAAAAGCAGGTAAAGGTTTAGGAACGAAATCAGATAAACGTTCCAAGCTCGATGCATGTCTCGAATTACAAAGAGTCGTCGATGCTGAAATTCTTACCATTCATGATGGTGTAACTATTGCAGAACTTTCAAGATTTGAAGAACAACAGTCTAACGTTTTCAAAGCTGCAAAAGGAAATCATGATGATACTGTTTCAGCTTTATATTGGGCAGTTTATGCCACATTACAACCAGAAATCGATATGGATAATATCAAAATCAAAGAAGAAATTAAACAAGAAGATAATATGACCATTGATATGATGGCAGATGCAATGGAATATAACGATGATTTCTGGAGTGATTTTAAATAATGGCATTTAGAAGTTTTAGAAGTATTATTCAACCTAAATTAAAAGAAATTGAAGCATTAACACCTTTCGGTTTATACTATGTAAAATTAGCCGAAGCACTTAATGAATGGTTTAATGAAAGGTTGACAATTCAGACAGGTTCTGTAAAAGGAACAGTAACAGCACCAAATGGTGCAACTACTCCATTTACAGCAGAATGTCTTAAACCATTGATGGAAACTTTAAGTTTTCAACCAATGATATTACAATCTTATGCTTTGACTGAGCAACAATTATTTCCAAACATCTTTAATTATATTGGTTTAACAATTAACCAAAAATTAAGAGTTTGGGTTTCTGTACCGCCGATAAATATTATTTCGAATTTATCGGTTGGTTTTGTTACTGGGCATTTTATTCTTTATGGTGAAAAATTTATAGCCCGTATGCAAACAGAAGATCCAGCTGACCCAGAGATATTTAATATTTTCTGGGATGAATTTGAAAGTCATTTAAAAGATGCAATTAATGCTACAGCAGTAGCAGCTGATTATGCAACAGGTGCGGTTCCTGGTGGCATGTTTAATGGTATTGCATCAATGCGTTTATTATCAGATCTGGGAGAATAATATGAATATTAGACAAGACACTAATATAAATCATAATTATGATAATTTTAATTTTTGGCAAATTGATTTAAAAGAATTGCCATCACGAGGAAGACTATATCCAAAGAATGCTAAGATAAAAGCACGTTCCATGTCTGTTCTCGAAGTAAAGTTTTTAGCTACACTTGTTCCTGGTAATGCTACAAATATTTGTAATGAATTACTTGAAAAGTGCACGATTCTTGAAAATTTTTCTTATGATGATTTGCTTTTAGCAGATAGAGAATTTTTGATTTTCTGGATTAGATTAAATAGTTTTATTAATGCTAATGGTTTTGTAATAACTATTCCAGAATGTTCTGGATGTAAGAAACAAATTGAGCATACAATTAAATTATTGGATTTGGAATTTAAATATTTGGATCATCCTTTTATTAATTCTGTTTATCTTAACGACTTAGATATTACATTACCTGTTAGAATTCCTCGATATAGAGATTCTGCATTTATTGTAGAAGATGATATTGACGAAGTTTGTTTATGGATTGATACTGATAATTCTATGGAAGAAAAGTATACATTTGTAAGTAATCTGACAGCAAATGACTTTATGACATTAAAATCACATATTGATGATAATTATTGTGGTGTTATTAAAGAAGTCATGATTGATTGTCCACATTGTGGTAAAGCACATAAGGTAAAAATTGAAATCAATGATCAGAATTTATTTAACAATGTTGACTTATCT